TTTAGAGTGCTTGTCCCCGATCTGTCCCCGGAACCCTTCGTTCCCCTCGTTTTCTCTGTAGAAAATCCGGAGTTGACGGGGCTCGAATCACAAGGGCAGCCATACCACTTCCATAGTTGTTCATCAGGGTATATTATGCCGTAACAGAGTAAATCGTCAAGCGGGTTCGTAGCACAATACCACAAAATATGTCAGGTATATTCCACCTTTGGGGTTGACAAGTGTCCCCAAGTGTCCCATGGTCTAGGCACCTAAAACACAAATATGACCACGAAAAAACGCACTATTATTGAGTATCCGTTTGTCCAGAAGACCCGCTTCGGAAGCGTAAAGATCTACCGCAACAAAACCCCAGACGGGGAGAGGTACGTGGTGGCCTGGGTCAATGAGAATGGACGCCAGCGAAAAGGCTTTGCCGACGAGACTCAGGCACACCAGCGAGCCGAAGAGATCCTCGACGACCTCAAGCGTGGGCTGGTCTTGCGACAAGACATCTCCTCGGAGAAAGCCGTCCTGCTCGCGGAGTACGAGAAGCTGCTCGCCGAGCATGGAACCACGATTGGGGATGCCGTCCGGTACTTCCTCGCCCATAAAGCCAAGCAAGCCAGCAAGCAGATCTCGGCGCTCGATGCGGTCACCGAGTACCTGAAAAAATTCACGGACACCAAGAGCCGCCACTACCGGACTGCGAAGTCGATCCTCTTCAAGTTCGGCAGGGCCTTCAACAAGACGCTCGACAAAATCACCGTCAAAGAACTGGACGGGTATTTCAGGGGTCTCTCCGAGGAGGGGAAGACTCGCAACAACCACTTGAGCTATGTACGTACATTTTTCACCTGGGCTCAGGAATACGGCGAGTATCTGCCAAAAGGCGATCTGGAGATCACCAAGATCAAAAGCTACCCCGAGAAAAAGAAAAAAATCGTCCTCTACACCCCCGAGGAGATGGAGAAGCTGCTGACCCACGCAGAACCCCGGTTCGTGCCTTTACTGGCCATCGGTGCTTTTGCTGGGGTGCGTATTTCGGAAACCTGCCGACTCACGTGGGAGGACATCCACATGGATCAAAAACGCATCCGCCTCGGCCCCGAGATCACGAAGACCGAAAGCGGACGGCTTGCTATCATGCCTGACAACCTCATCGCTTGGCTCAAGAACCATAAGGGGGAGAAAAAAGGCATGGTCTCCCCATACCCCGAGGATCAAATCCACAAATTCACTCCGGACATCGCCAAGGCCGCAGGGGTGCAGTGGAAAGATAATGCCCTGCGTAAAGGCTACATTTCAGCTCGGATGGCTCAGACGGACGCCAGTCCCGGAGTCGTCGCAGAGGAATGCGGAAACAGCCCTGAGATGATCAAGAGCAATTACCGGGGCTTGGTACTGCCCGACTACGCCGAAAAGTGGTTCGGTATCACCCCAAAAGGGGTATCTGTTGAATAAGCGTTTTAACTACTTGCATATACCGCGCATTTGCATTACTACTTTCACATAGGCAATCACGCCTACCTAAAATAAAACACGACCATGCCAAACAAAATAGCCGACCACCGCCGTAGGGTGGTGTATATCGAGGAAAAGGAAATCTGGGATCTTTTCAAAGAAATCGCCCGGAAGAATGGACTGCAACCCTCTGCCCTCATCCGAGCCGCGACATTTGCGCTTGCGGAAAAACTCAGGGACAATCCCAACACTCGCTTCATCCAACCCATATTCGAGTAACCTTTAACCCCAGCTCCCTAAAGCCCAAAAGGCTTTAGCGGCGTAGGGGTGAATATACCAAGCCTATGCGACGAACATCTGCAATAACTTTAGAGGCAGCTCACAGCTTCCGAGTGATCTCTCTCCCCAACGGGAGAGTGAGGATCGAACTCGAAGACGTGGACACCAACGGCCTCGAACCGGCTGCTCCTAGCACCGTCTACGACAAGGGAGGTGTGGCCAGACGACTTGGGGTCGGGAAGCGGAGTATTGATAACTACATCCGCCAAGCTCGGAATCCTTTGCCCTACTCGATCGCTATGGGGAGGGCGAGATTCCTTGAGAGCGACGTTATCGCCTGGATTGAGGAAGGCAAATCACCCGCCGCGAAGCGGGTCAAAGCACGACTGGGATGAAAGCAATCCTCGCACTAGATCTAGCCACGCAAACCGGATGGGCGCACAGCTCGTCCGGCCTTGTCACGTCTGGTAGCGAGGGATTCAAGCTCAAGAAGCAGGACGGACCGGGCGTCCGGTTCCTCAAATTCCGCAGTTGGTTGCGCGATCAGATCGAGGTAATCAAACCCGAACTCATTGTTTTCGAGGAGGTCATGCGGTGGTCAAGTGGTGCGGCGGCGAAATGCTACTGCGGATTGCTGGCTATACTGCAAACCGAGTGCGAGGCCAAGGAGATTCCCTATGAAGGGGTTCACGTTGGCACGATCAAGAAAGCCGCGACTAAGAACGGAGCCGCGTCCAAGGAGCAGATGATCCAGGCCGCAAGGTCGCGGGGTTATGCGCCGAAAGACGACAACGAGGCTGATGCACTGCACCTACTCCACATTTACCTCGATAGGTATATGAAACCACAACCATAGAAAACACATGAGAGCCGCCATACAAGAACACCTCGAACCCGACATGATGATAGCAGACGGATTTGACGACTGCATCATCGGACTAGCCGAACGCTGTGGATCAAACAACGTCCTGGCCTACGACGCCAAGAAAATCTTCAAGAAGCTCGTCAAGCAAGGGATGACCGAGGACGAGGCGGTCGAACACTTCTATTTCAACATCTCAGGGGCCTACGTGGGGGAAGGGACCCCCGTATTTATTCACAGAATATGATCACAGAAAAACAGCAGCAAAAGCTCGATGAGATCATGGACGAGTTCAACTTTGGCAAGGTCGCCAAGGTGATGGAGTTCCTGAAATGGAAATGGGTCGGCGTAGGGGTTCCCTGCGAGGCGGAGATCCGCAAGAAAGCCCGAATGCGGCTCCAAGAACTGATCTGCGAAAACAACAAAAACCCAAACAAACGGAGCGACTGGCAGAAGGCTTTCTTCTCGGGGGGTATCTACGCAGCGCATTTCGGCGGAACCGACGAGAAAGGCCCTTGGGAAAACCTAGAGCTGAAGTTCGTCCTGGAGCATTTCACCACAGAAGAAAATGAGTAACCGACTAGAACGCAACTGGAAGAGGGCCAACGCGGCCAGCGAAAGCAGAACCCGCCCGTCAAGCAAGGCTTACCGGGCTAATTACGATTCGATCTTTCGCAAGAAAGCCACCAAGCCGAAGCAAATCTCAACCAAAGAACTCGGGAAGCTCGGGTTTGCAATGTACGGAATCAAATGAACTTCGAGCAAATGTTTACCGAGTGGTGGGACGCTTACGGGTGCCGTCACTTCGACCCGAATGGGGCTGAAGGAGCCGCACGCTTCGCGTTCCTCTCCGGCCTTGAGATTGGAGCGAGCTTGGTGATCAAGAGGCACACCAAAAAGATCGAGCGCATCGAACGCGCTGTCCAAGAGATCAAAGAGAACAAGGTCTCCGGGCCCGTCAATGTCGAGTATTTCCTCAAGGCATTCCTAGAGGAGCAAACCCCAACCCCAGTAAAACCATGAACCCAGCCGAAACACCAACCCAGTCCGAAAGCGTGCTTGAAGAAGCCATACGAGTTACCTCCGGTGACCGCCGCCGAGATTATGACTCGGCAACCCCCAACCATGAGCGCATCGCCGCGTTCTGGAATACCTACCTGCTCGCCAGGAAAAACCCCAACGGCATCCTCAGCGCCCTCGACGTGGCGACGATGATGATCCTGCTCAAGGTAGCACGAGCTTGCTACACCCCCACTCGGGATAGCTACGTGGACATCGCGGGGTACGCCAAGTGCTGCTCTCAAATCTCAAAATTCGAGCCATGACCTGTGCAAAAAAAGTAGTTCGTTGCGTCATCGTGTCCGAAGACGGGAGGGCATACATCGGTGAAAACTGGTGCGCCAACCCGCAGGAGGTCTGCCCACGTGAGCCGGGGGAGGGGTACGAGAAGTGCCAGTCCATCTGCAAACAGTCAGGTCATGCCGAGATTAACGCCATAAAAGCGGCTAAACGGGACGCTGAAGGCGCAACTGCCTACTTGATCGGACACCACCACTACTGCAAAGCGTGCCAGTTGGCGTTGTTTTCAGCGGGGGTGAAGTACCTGGCGACACCGACCGAGTGTTAATAAAACGCACTTATATTCTTAACAAATGAAACCACATACACAAACCAACGAAGTCGCAAGGCTCCGTAATGAGCTTCAGGGGCTAAAACACGCCGCGCAAGCAGTCGTTGACCGATGGGAAACGCCCCTTTGGAAAGACGCAGAACCAACGGCATCTGTAATTTATCGACTCCGTGACGCACTCGCCCCCACGCCAGAGGAACCAACTATTGCAAAATCTGCAACAGTTGAACCCGCTCCCGAATGGCGAGAGCTTGGCCCTGACGAGGTGATCCACACGGGAGATCAAGTCCAAGCCAAGCATCACGATAGGGTTCATGGAGTCTGGATCAATGCTTTACCATTTGAGTTAGGATCAACGCCTAGAGATCATCAGGCGTACAGATACCGCACCCGCCGCCCGTTGCCAAAAAGTGAAAATCTTTTGGACAGAGAAGCTACAGAGAAGCAACCCGTAAAAAGTGGGGATCTAAATGAGGATCTCAACACAGCCACAGATTTAACCGCATGGATGTTACTTCAAGAGGAGATTAACCGCGAAGTTGCAGGAGAAATCCGCAACCTTCGCGACAAGATCGAAGCACTCAAGAAAAACCAAAAATGACAACCGACACACCACGCACCGATGCCGCTATCTGGAGGTTGACTACATTCTCATCTGCCCTGCTTGAGCATGATGGGGAGACTTGCAATGAGATTCATTGTGCTTCACATGATGAGGCCGAATGTCTCGTTGATCTCCTAAACGAGAGGGAACGAGAACTCGCCGCATCACAGGCCGAGGTCGAGAGGCTGACGGAGGCGTTAGATACCCTGACCGCAGTCATCGGATTAACGCCTATCGCAGGAAACAGGGACGCACTGCAAGAGGCGTTTGATCTTGCTAGAAAAGCCCTCAAACCAACCGAAAAATGACAACAACCGACACACCCCGAACTGTTTCCGCTATGTCGCTCAAGCAAAACTACGATCTTTCGGAGAAAGATTGCCCCGTCTATGAAAACTACGTCCATGCAGAGGTTTGCGCTCAAATCGAACGCGAACTCTCCGACACAACCAACGAGGTCGCAAGGCTCAGGGAGCTTCTGAACCGAGCGATTGAGATCCAAGAAGAGATGTGTACTGGATGCCGTTGCTACCACTGCGACGATCTGCGAATGGAACTTGATACCATCAAAAGACAGCGATGAACAATGATAGGAACCCAAATGAACCCACACGACAAAACCTCAACACATCCTGACAAGTGCATAGGAAATGTAACGCTCGACCTGAAGCGGCTGTATCAATCCATGCCCAAGCACTTGCAGAAGAAAGTTTCCTGCCACGACCTGAAGCTAATCTGTGACGCATATAACGGAGGCCAGCCACCCGTCGATAACCAGTTCGTCGCTGATGGGTGTGAGAAGTTTGGTCATTGGCCAGAGGAACCCGCTAACCCGACTTGTTCTAACACCACGCACAAGTTCAGCCATTGCGATTGCAAGGAACCCGCTCCCGCGCCAGAGGAAACCCAAGACGGGGCAACCATGAGCGAGTGGTACGGAGGCCTCTCCAAGATCGAAAGCACGGAACCTGATCCCGAGTGGCAAGAGGTATGGATATGGGGAAGCGATATTCCTTCAAGGCTTGTCGGGTGGCCTGAAATCGCAACCGACTTTTACAGCGACGAGATCGAAGCACTCAAGAAAAACCAAAAATGACAACCGACACACCACGAACAGATGCCGCTAAAAAAGACGACTGGGTGCATTACACGATAGCCATGATGCTTGAGCGAGAGCTTTACGCAGAAATCGCCAACCGAAAAAAATGTTGCCTAGATGGGAACGCTATCTCGGACGAGCTTTTCGACACTCAGCTTAAACTCAAAGACTCTAAGGCCGAGGTCGAAAGGCTTCGGGAATGGGTGCGTTCCGAATGGCCTGAAGACCAAGCCGAAGAAATTATCAACAACTGTAAATCCAAATGAAAGCGATACTTGAATTCAATCTACCGGAAGAAACAGTGGAGCACCACGACGCCCTGCATGGCATGGACTGGAAGCTCTGCCTTGGCGACCTGGATCAGGAGCTTCGTAACGCACAGCGTTATGGTCACACGTTCAAGGACGCCGACGAAGCAGTGGATCATTTCCGCAAGCGTCTCCATGAAATCATCACCGATCACGGACTCTTCTCAGAATGAACATCAATCCCAAACTGCGTAAATTTGCACGAGACATTCTAACCGGGGACGACATCAAGATTGACCAAGGGATGCAACTGGCTCGCGAGTTAAAGACCTTCCTACTGGATGCCGGACTCGGTTTAGAGAATGCCGAAGTATACTTCATGGAAAAGCCCGATGAGCCCAAAGCACTAAGAATCTACCTATACCGAATCGAAGAATGAAAAAGACTTCAGCAACAATCATTAACTACAGACCGTGGAACGGAAGCTACTGGGCCTACCGCGTGAACACCTTGGAGCCTCGGGAGGAGGGAGGAGAACTGATCGCTCGCGGGGACACGATAGAGCAATGCAGGGAGCGCGTCTTTGAGTGGCTGGACGAAAAACGAGAAGCCAATCTTTTGAATAAACTAACGGAGAAAAAATAAAATAATCCGCGTTAATGAATTGAAATGAAAACTCTCTACCCACGCCAGGAGGAGCACATGACAAAGCTCATGAGTATCCTCCGAGATCACAAATCCGCTTTAGACAGCTCCGAAACCGGAACTGGGAAGACTATCGTTGGGGCTGAAATCGCCCGCAGAGCTAATAAGACGGATCTCATGCCTGTCCTGGTCGTCTGCCCGAAGGCCGTCATCCCGGCATGGAAGCGCGAACTCGAAGACCGAGGGATCTCACCCGCCCACGTTATCAATTATGATAAATTACGCGGGGGAAAAACCCAGTACGGCCACTGGGAGAAGCGCAAGTGGGTATGGGACTTGGGAGACCACTCCTTGATTATCTTCGACGAGGCACACCGATGCGCCGGTATCGACACCAAGAACGCAAAGATGCTGATCGAGGCGAAGGATCGCTACCACGTGCTTATGCTCTCGGCCACCCTGGCTAGTTCCCCCACGCAGATGCGTGCCGCTGGCTATCTGCTGGGAGCCCACGGGCTGGGCAACTTCTGGCAGTGGTGCCTGAAGAACGGTTGCTCGAAGAACCGATGGAACGGAATCGATTTCATGGGCGACCCGAAGCACATCAAGAACATTGCCGAGCAGATCGCTCATCGGTGCTCGCGCATGACCGTCAAGGAACTCGGGGATCACTTCACAGAGACCCAGGTCATCACGGAACCCTTGGACTTTGGCGACGAGATCGGAGAGATCTACGACGAGATGGAAGCCGAACTTCTGGAGCTTGAGAAAGCCAGCAAGACCGACAAAAAGAACTCCGCAGCCGAGGCTCTTGTGGCTCAGCTTCGCGCTCGCCAGCGTGTCGAACTGCTCAAGGTTCCGGTGATCGTCGAGATGGCTGAGGATCTGCTTGCGGAAGGCAAGAGTGTCGCGATCTTCGTCAACTTCGATGCGACTCTCAAAGCCCTCGTACCAAAGCTGTGGCCGAAAGCTGGACTATCCTTGATCCATGGGGATCAAACCGCTGAAGAAAGACAGAAAGCCATCGAACTTTTTCAATCGGACGAGTCGCGTGTGATACTATGCAACACGGCAGCAGGAGGCGTGGGCGTCAGTTTGCACGATGTCACGGGCAAGCATCCCAGGGCCGCGATCATTTCGCCGGATTGGAACGAGAAGAATCTTGTCCAGGTCATCGGGCGCGTTCATCGCGCCGGTGGTAAGACGCCATCGATGCAACGCATTTTATTCGCCGCCGGAACTGTCGAAGAGAAGGTGGAAAAGAGCGTCCGCAAGAAAATCGAGAACCTGAAACTTTTGAATGAAAATAGTACTTGTGCTTATTCCGATCTAAGGGTATCACATACCACAAATCAACCGCACCAAGCGGAAAACCTTAAAATTCCCATGACCAAGCAGACCTCTTCCGTCGTTCAGCACACCAACCCCGAAACCCGCCCCCATGCAGAATTCTCACCCTCCGGCCTCAAAAACTTTGAAGCGTGTCCGTCCTACCGAAGCCGGGGCGGAACCAATCCGATCGCGGAAGCAGGCACCCGCATTCACGAGGCGGTCGAAAAAGAAGACCCTTCACTCCTCACCGACGAAACCGAGCAGCAGCTCGCCATCTGGTGCCTCCAATTTCTTGCTCAGTCCCGAGGAGATAAAGCTGCTTCCGCAGATCTCGTGGCTTCTCATCAGGAGATCTTTCTTGAAATGCGACTTGGCGATAACGGCACTTTTGGAACGAGTGATCTTCTGGACGTGTATCAAGACCGAGCAACTGGAGAGAAAACTGCGGTCATGTACGACTGGAAAACTGGTTTCGGCGCTGTTGAAGACGCTGAGGTCAACACCCAAGTCTGGGCCTACACCCTCGGAGTCTTCCAAAAGTTCCCCGACGTCACTGAGCTGGCTTTCTACCTGGTCCTCCCACGTAGACAGGAAATCTCCTACGCTACGTTCAAGCGATCGGACGTTGATCGGATAAAGCTCAGGCTTTCGACCATCATCGCCCGTGCTAAGCTGGCTCAGGAATTTAATCCGACCGAAGGAGTCTGCGACTACTGCTCGAAGCAGGGGTCGTGCAAAGCTCTGGCAGAGAAGGCCCTTGTCATCGGTCAGAAATCCGGCTTTGACGTCCCTCAGTCCGTATCGTTGGACGGGACCCCGGCGGATCGTGCGAAGTTGCTCAAACTAGCCACCCTCCTCCAGGGGTGGTGCGAGAGCACCAAGAAAGAAATCCTTCGCCAAGCACTCGAAGAGGGCGCAGAGATCCCCGGCTTCCGGTTGGATCAGCGCCGTCTCCCCCGCTCCATTGAGGAGCCCCTCATGGGCTACGAGGCGGTCAAGCACCTCGTCTCCCTGGAAGAATATCTACTGGCCTGCACCCGTGTGTCGGTGCCCAGTCTTGAACGGTTTGTCTCGGAACGTGCCCCCAAGGGCAAAAAGGCGGAAGTCAAGCAGACGTTGGAGGATGCGTTACGAGACAAAGGTGCCCTCCGCGAGGAAGGGGTTATTCACGTCCTCAAAGCTCTCAAGGCTTGAGGGGGTTAATATACCGCGCATCAAACACACAAAACACAACAAACACCAAAACCCAATACCATGGCTACCATAACCTTCGCCCCCAAAGGCGACACACAACTCCCGACCGCTGCGCCCGCTCCGGTCGTCACTGAAACCGCAGTTGCAGTCATCGAGCCTAAGCCGCTCGCGGTTGCTCCTGCACACAACGCAAGCGGAATCTCCGGCGAGATCACCTCGGATGACCTTCGGGTCCCCCGCGTCAACCTCGTCCAGAAATCCGGACAGCTCTGCGATCGGTTCGCTCCGGGGTCCTTCTTGTTCGAGAAGGAAATCGTGCTGGCTAAGCCCGGCGAGTCCTTCGTGGCAACCGCGCTTCGCCTGAAGAAATACTATCAGGAGAAGGTCGAGTTCGGGAAATCGGAGGAGATGCCTATTAAGGCTAACACCGCCGAGGAAGTCCGAGCACTCGGGGGCTCCCTCATTTACGGGCATGAAAGGTACTTCCAAGAAGTGGCCGACATCATGCTTGCAGTGAAGGCACCTGCTGATCTCGACGAGGACGCCAAGGATTTCTTCGCCTACAACGACGGAGAGAACGACTACGCCCTGGCCATCTACACGATCGCTGCCAGCGCATACACCTCACTCGGCAAGCGTCTCCTCACCGATGCGACGTTCCTCCTCAAGGGCGGACTCCATCTCGGTCAGTACGAGATCAGCTCCGAGATCCGCAAGAACGCCTCCAACTCCTGGTATGTGCCAGTCGGCAAGTTCGCCGGTAAGCACAGCGCCGAGAAGGCTGAGTTCTTCGCAAGTCTGGCGAACATCTAATTGAGTTTGTAGCTCGCCGCCGCCCTAGAAGCCGGAGGAGATCTCCGGATCTGGCATACCCCGACAGGTCACACCCCGTGGGTGGTCGGGACCCATAGGCGAACAGCGGCGGCGGGCTACTCCCCTTTCCTTAAAAACATGATCTGCGCGATCGACTTCGAGACCTACTATGACAAGGACGTTACCATTACGGAGCTTGGCATCTACCACTACCTCCGCCACCCCCAGGCGGATCTTTACATGGTCAGCATTGCAACTGACTCGGGCATTCGATACGTGGGCGATCCCCTCGCTTTCGATTGGAGTTCTATATCTGGCCCTGACTGCACTTGGCTTAGCCACAATGCTCAATTCGACCTCCCAGTTTTTCAACGGATTCAAGAAATCGCGGAGGAGAAAAACCTCCCGAACGTACCCCAGCACCTAGCGATCAATGCGTGGCACGACACAGCGGATCTGACCGCGTTCCTTGGCTTCCCCAGGTCTTTGAAGGAGGCTGCAAACCTTCTCCTGGGGGTCAAGCTGTCCAAGGACGTCCGCGACAAGATGAAAGGCCAGCGTTGGGCCGAAATGACGCCGGAATTCAAGGAAGAGGTGTGCAAATACGCCCTTGATGACGCGGTTTACTGCTTGGAAATCTGGCTTCAACACGGCCACAAATGGCCGGAAAGGGAGCGGGAGATCAGTCAGATGACCCGTTCCATGGCCCTGAGAGGAGTTCCCCTCGATATTCCGGGTCTCGAAGCCGACATCGAGTTGCTCAAGACCTCCCTCTGGGAATACAAGCAGTCGATCCCGTGGAAAGACGACGCCGCTTTGCTCTCTCCCATCGCCCTGCGCGAGGAGTGCGCCAAGCACGGCCTCACCGCACCTAAGAGCTTCGCTCAGGCCGACCCTGAGGCTGAGCAATTCTTCGAGGAGCACGGCAAAAACCATCCTTGGCTCCAAGCGGTGCGCGAATACCGCAAATCCTCCAAGCACCTCTCGACCCTGGAGACCATGCTCAAGCGAGCAAGGCCGGACGGGTGGATGAGTTACGGAATCCGCTATTTCGGGGCACACACCGGAAGGTTCTCGGGTGACAGCGGTCTCAATATGCACAACCTCCCCAAGGGCTTGGTCAGCGGCGTCGATGTGCGCTCCAAGGTCAAGGCACCCGAGGGCTATACATTTGCGATTGTTGATCTCTCGCAGATTGAACCGCGATGCCTGCACTGGCTTGCGGAAGACAAAGCAACCCTGCGCTATATCCGCCAGATTCCCGATCTCTATGAGGCACAGGCCCGAGCCTGGGGCATCTGGAACGGGGAGGGGAGCATGAAGGAGCAAGCCCCCAAGGTACGTCACATGATGAAACAGTTGGCGCTCGGCCTCGGTTATGGAATGGGCTCCAAGAAATTTGCCACTGTGGCTGGAGTGGATTCCATTGAGGCGGACAGACTCACCCGACTCTACCGCAGAAAGAACCCGAAGATCACCGCACTCTGGCGCGATCTGGAGCAGAACCTACGCGACACGGCGAAGAACCCAGAGGAGGACGCTTCCATGAAGTTCCCGTCGGGCCGGGAGCTGAAGTATCGGAAGGTTTCCGTCGATAACGGCGGACTCACCTCACTCATACCAAGACAAGGCAAGCTCATGCGCCTTGGCCTATGGGGAGGCGTCTGCACGGAAAATCTGGTGCAGGGCGTGGCACGCGATGTCTTCATGCACCACTGCGTGGAGATCGAGAAGGCGGGAATCCCCGTCGTCATGCACGTCCACGACGAAGTCGTCTGCCTCGTTCCGGAAGACTCCGCCCAGGAGAAGCTGGAACAGATCATCGCCATCATGTCCTCAGAGCCCGAGTGGGCTTCCGGCCTCCCGCTCTCCGCCGAAGGCTCCCTTTCCAAAGTCTATAAGAAGTAATCCCAATGAAACTGCACACACTCCCGAACCTCGTTGCCCAAGCCGTCACCGCGACCGATGACGTCACGATGGGCAATACCATCAACTCGCGCCCAGCCGGAATGTCCAAGGAGGACTTTCGCAAATGGTGTACTGAATCCACCACGCAGGGGAACTTCATCTCCGCGTGGGAAGGAATCAATCCCTATACCCGCATCAATTCAGGGAATCCCCCCAAAATGTTGCATGGTATCATTGCGGACTACGACTCGGCATCAGCGGCATCAAAGCTCCAGAGTCTCCCGACCAGTACCGCCCACCTCCCTACATGGGCAGTCGAGACCTTCTCACCGGGCAAGATTCGACTCGTCTGGCCATTCGAGAAGCCCGTAAACGTCTCCAATCCAAAGGTGACCGAGGCGTTCCTCAAGGAACTCAACTCGACGCTGAAGATCTCCGACGCGCTCCCTGGATTCGACGAATCTAGCTGGAAGGATTCCCAGACCTTCGAGCTTGGAACCCGATGGAATCTAGTTCAAGGAGCGACTCCTATCCCTAAGGCGATGCTGGCCCAGTGCCTCATGGCGGGTGGAATCAAGGCGAAGATCCAGGTGGACGACTCTCCGGTGATCCCGATGGATGTCATCGCGGCGGAGGTGGAGAGGCAATTCCCAGGACGCTGGAAAGGAACCTTCCAAGAAGGTGCCCGTGGGCCTCTCTTCTGGATCAACGACGGCATCGACCGAGTCGGCTGCGCGGTGGCTGAGAACGGCATGATCTGCTACTCAGACCGAGCCCCATCCAACTTCATGCCCTGGTGGGCAGTCCTTGGGCGCAAGTTCGTCGAGGAGTATGAGCGCGAGCTGACCGGAAAGGCTGCCGAGATGTTCTACTTCGACGGCAGGGTCTACTGGACCTACTCGCACTCAGACAAGTGGGTCTTCCTTCAGAAGGAGGATGCTCGGGTACACCTCAAGGGAGTGGGTTGCAGTGACAAGATCCGCAAGGGTCAGCATATCTCGGACCTCGACAAGGTGATGATCCACCTTCAGAGCCAGCGCCGAGTCGATGCGGCAGTGCCCATCGTCTTCGTCCCTGATGAGATGGTCTGGATCAATGGCAACTGCTACCTCAACACCTCGACCATCAAGCCCATGCAGCCAGCAGAAACTGGAGATCCCAAGGACTGGCCCTGGCTCCATGAGTATTTCAACAATGCGTTCGATGGAGACCAGAACGGCGTGGAGGCCAAGCACTTCGTGCTGAGCTGGTTGCGCCGAGCCTATGTGTCGGCACTCAACGGCAAGCCCAGCCCAGGCCAGGTGCTCGTCATCTGCGGTGCCGCTCATACCGGCAAGACCTTTCTGAACAAGTGCATCTTTGGCCAGATCCTCGGGGGTTCCGTCGATGCGGAGAACCTCATCATGAGGAAGACCGACTTCAATAAGCAGGGGGCGCAAGTCGCTTTGTGGCGTTGCGACGATGCGGCGAGTGACGGGGACTGGCAGACACGCCAGCTCTTTGCCAAGTCGCTCAAGGCCATGGCGGCGAACCCGACACAGAAGTACCACCCCAAGGGTTTCGACTCCATCGAGATCCCATTCAAGGGCCGTGTCGTCGTCACCTGCAACACCGATCCGGAATCACTGAGGGCGCTGCCGACACTCGACGGCACGATCAAGGACAAGATCATGCTCTTCAAGATCAAGGACGGCTATCAGCCGGAGTTCTACGACTCCAACTACAAGAACGAGGAGAGGGCCCTCAGGGAGCTGCCTTTCTTCCTTCGCTGGCTCATGGACGACTACGTGCCCCCGGCTGAGATCATCGATCCGGTCTACAAGCGGTTTGAGATCAAGAGCTTTCACCATCCGGAGCTAGTTCACCAAGCCCAGGCAGAGTCCCCAGAGAGCATCTTCGTTGAGTATCTCGACGGATGGCTCGCAGCCAAGGCCACCGGAGTGACGGAGCCGACCAAGGTGAGGGTCTCGGCAACAGAACTCCATCAGGAACTCTGCGCCATCCACCAAGGCTTCCCCTACAAGGCAAACGCGGTCGGCAGCTATCTGAAGAAACTCTTCTCCCAAGGCATGGTCCCCCGACTCAAGAAGCACTACTACCCAGCCAACAAGTCCACCTTCGTCTTCGAGGTGGGTCCCATGGAACAAGTTTAGCCGGTAGCACATACCACAACCCAAAACACACATGAAAAACAAAAACACAGCAACCAAACCCGTCAACAAGAACCCCGTCCAGAAGGACCGCGAGATCAATCAAGAGTACCTCCAGTTCCTGAATGGCACAGTCATGGAAATGCGGCACAACGATCTGCCGGTACTCCAAGAGGAACTCGGCTTCCACAAGGAGAAGTTCGACACCCACCGGAACAAGATCAACGAGGTCGCCTCTGAACTCAACGCCATGTCCGAGCAAACCCATGAGCGCCTCCTCGATCTGGCTCAGGCAGACCTGGCAATCTGTCAGGTCATGAACAACCAGGACGCAGAGCTGGAGGAGTCTAACATGTACAACCGCTACTCCATCTGGGCTCTCGGGGTTATCCAGGTGATTATCCTGATCAAGCTCTTCATCGCATGAGCCCCAACGAGAAGATCCTCGGACTCCGTAAGGCGATCTCCGAGCTGAAGGAACAACTCACCCAAGTGGAAGAGGGGAGGGTGGTCGATCGCTTCTGGCTGATCGTGACCGCCTTCCTAGCCCTGACCTCCCTCTGGAAAACCGTCATCCAACAATGGTTACCATAAACGAACTCATTGAATACCACCGGACTCAGGCAATCATAGCCAAAGGTCCGGCGGTAGGGTGGGGCGGGGGCGCTCCGGGGGACTTTGTCGCAAGGCAAAAGTACCGTTTCCACAGCGATGCTGTAGAGCTTTTGGAGTCCCTTCCGGTGCTTCAAACCGACTCGAACCATTTGAATCCGTGACTGCCAATAATTAAGTAACCTGTTAAGTGCAGTCCTGCAACCCTGTAGCCCTGCATCACTTAACCCTAATATAATGTTCGGGAGTACGTTATATCTGGTGTTAGTGATGCAGGGCTTCTTGTTGTCTTAAGGATTTAATATATTTGTTTTGGTGTTAGATATGTTATATCGTATGTTAGAGATCGGGTAGGTATGGGGTAGTATGCAGGTATAATATATTTTTGAGATGTTTGTAGAAGTTATATCGGATAGATAGGTATCAGGGTTGCAGGGTAGCAGAGTGGTGGTGTTTAATGTCACTTAACGTAGGGTTCCGGGGTACTGCCCTAACAAACGCTTGCCCTAACAGAAAACCCTAACAGAGTTAAAGGGTTGCAGGGCAGGGGGTTACAAGGACGCTGTTAGGGCAGTTAGGGCAGTTAGGGTGGTTTTGGAATTGACGGGGCGGCGGGCGGCGGCGGCGGGGCAGTAGGTAGGAGATAGTGTTCCCCTTCTATTTTTAACTTTATACCCTAACTACCCTAACAATCTCTCACTACCAACTGGAAATCAACGACTTGCGTTGTTAGGGTCTTACAACGCAAACCCTAACAGCCTCTGTAGAACCCTAACAGATTGCCCTAACCGGAGGCTGCTTGATTATCGTAACTCGTTGAAATGAATCATAGGTTGATTACCAGACGCTGAGATAATCCCCTCATGGGGGAATCTTGATGCAGGGGCTAAACCATATTGTTGCCTCCAACAAAAAGGTCGGAGGAGGTCCAGGTCGCTCGGCTGTGGGTTAACCCCTCAACCGCCCTCGATGCCTCCCCCGATTTATGCAGGGATAGGAATGCCATACGGCACCGACTCCCGCAGCCAGCCGTCGAAACGAACTGGCGAGATGAGGAACCATGCTTGTCCGTGTTACGGGCTTCGCCTGATTCCGTTGCTGACTCTACACATCCTTTCAAATGATGCAATGATTTGTTTTGCCCTGGCACCTTGTAACCCTGAATCCGTTACAGAAAGCGCCTCCTAACGCACATTCTGTTTCAAAATCGTGCGTTAGCCTCGGCTTAAAGCGACTTTTCGACAGAATTCCGTCGATCTTGGCAAATAACTCGCCAGAAACGACGATAGCGCCCTTTTGAAGATGCGGTAACTCGCCAAAGATGCCGAGTATACCCTAAAAAGATGACATATAGATCAGCTTATACCCGAAAGGGCCTGTTTTTTGACATATAGGGCATTTTATTCCCTATCGGGTATATTCGGGCATTATTACGGGCAGGCCGTATAAATGCGGCTGCTCGGGAATCTGTCCCTGTTGCAAGGACAGGAATCGACCCAGTTGTCCTTTTCGGGGGGACAGATACCGACCCAGTACCGACCCAGTTCCTATTGAATGCGAACCCTCGAATACTCTTGTTTGCGTACTACTTATTGGTAGTAAACGGCTTATACTATCTTTGAATGGTAACTCTTGTAGGAAAAAGTGGGCAGTTTTTCTTACAAAACCCCTACATTTGTCCATATCTGTCTAGGAATGGTACACAAATTGTGCACGATACACACGGGAAGTGTAGTGTGCAATGTCAACTTTACGCTACATAATCGGCAATTATGTCGCATATATGCAACATTTACTTGTTGTTGATGATCGGCAACATAATCGGCAAGTCAACGCTCGGCAACTCGATTTCTAAACCTCTCGAATTCGATGGGTTTAGAAAAAGCCCTGCACCACCTCGCCCAGAAGCCCTGATTCTTGCCACCTAGCCGCCCCGCCAGCGAGTTTTTCGGGTTTTTGTGGGTCGTGGGAGCGGAAAACGGTTTTAAGCGGCTTTTTGGAGGTTTAATTCCGATACTGGTCTGCCCAGCAGCCAGGTTTCCACTTCGGGTGTGATTAAATGGCTTTTGCTGAGGTTGATATTTCCAGGGATGGCTCGAAGATTCGTTGGGTGGTGAAGTCCGCCGAGCATAATCGGCAATATATGATCCACGTGGAAGGGTATTCCTAGGCAGTTGGAAACGCGAGCTGCCTGCAAGTATATCTCCGTGGTAAGTGCCCGCTCTCTGTCAGTCAGCTTAACCTTCGCCTTGATTTCCCGAGCTTTCCTCTGCGCCGCTTTCCTGGCTTTATATTTTTCAGGATTCCTCCTCTTTTCCTGCGCCCTCTGTTTCCGATTGTATTCTCTTTTTAGTTCTGGGTTGCTTCGATATTTTTCTTTTTGCCTCTGTCTCCTCCGCCGAAGCTGGGCTTTTCTCGTTTCCTCGCTCATGGCTTTTTGTTTTTCCCGTTGTATCCAGTATTCTTGAAGTTTCCGCCTTCGCCCTTCAAATGTTTCCGGGCTAACCCACACCCACTTCCTTGGGTTATTCCCCGTTGGCTTCCAAAGAATCTTTCCGTCTTTCCTCCTGTAGCCTCTCCCCTGGAGTTTGGCTTCCCTCTGCTCTAGTAGTTTGGCTTCCCTCCGTTCCGCGCTGTGTTTCTCCCGCGTTTCTCGTTTAATCGCGGCCCGGTTCTTAGCGGCCTCTTCGCGCTTAGCCTCCCTATCTTTACGCCTCAATTCTTTTTCCACCTCCATCCTGGCGGCTTTTGCTTTTCTCCTCTCTTGAACAGCCTGGTTGAACTGCTTCCAGTATTCTTCAGATTTCAGTTTCCGCCCCTCTTTAGCCTTAGCCTTGTACGCCTCGATTCTATCCTGATTATTCTGCGTCCAATTCTTGGTTAGCTCCCGATACCTGTCTGGGTTGGCCTTTTGCCATTCTCTTGTCCGTTCTTTGATTTTAGCTTTGTTTTTTAGGTAGTACTTTCGCTCCTCATCTCGAATTACCTGTAATTCTTCCGGGGAAACCCACTGGTCTTCTCCGTTTATCCTGACGTTAAATGCCAGTCCGTCTTCCCTAACACATCCGCGTTTCAGTTTAGTTTTCATATGCGCGGTGTATGATACCTTTTAATTCGAGTTTGTCTATGAGCAAGTTTTGAAACTTTTTTTTTGCAAGCGTATATATGTAACGTCTTGAAGCTGAGCGGCCTACCCCACTCCCCACCCCACCCCCGGTAGGTCTGCCTCTAACGAACGCGACGCGCGCGTGAGGCCCCTTTGTCCCGACCGGACAAGCCGGAAATGGGTGGGGTGGACATTAACTGTTGAAGGTGGAGCGGGTGCTGCCTTCAGAACATCACCCGCAACAGTCTAAAAACGGCAGTCGGCTAGGCCGCTCTTGAACTCTGAAACTTGCTTCGCACCCCTTGGGAACGAGGTACGCATGGAAGGGGGAAAGGCGGTGGAAACATAGGCCGCAAGCGGAAGGGTGGAGTGGAAGCCCTTCAAGCTAAGCCGTCAAAGCGTTAGTCCTGTGAATGATCAATCCAACATCACGGGGAAAGGCACTGGATCAGTCCAGTAGGTTGCCTCCTCGTCAGTGATGAAAAGGCGGCAGGGCGCTCGACGCAAGTAGCAAGGCGGGGGAGTAAATAGCTTTACCTTCCCCTTGTGAACTCGATTTATTGAAACCAGAAACCCTGCCCCTTTGTTACTAAATAACATAGGGGGCAGACTTCTGGAGTCAAATGACTACAGAGAAACCGCTTGTCCAGTCCGGACAAGCTCAACCTAAAACATCCAACAACACTACTGAAATGAACAACAATAACATCACCATCGAGTCCACCGCCGTCATCGTCGCCGAATTTGCCAAGATTCACCTTGGTTACGACAAAGCCCTTGAAGCCGCCAAGAAAGCCGTCAAGGCTCTTGTTGAATCTGACAAGGACAACAAGAAGGAGCTTTTGAAGGCTCTTCGCAAGGAGCTGGTCACGGCTCACAAGGTTCCCAAGCAGAGGGTTTCCGAGATCTTCCTCGCCCTTGGAATCCGCGAACGTGCCGCCACTGTGAAGAATAAGATCGTCATAGACGAGGCGATCATTGCCCAACTCGTTGAGTTGGCTGTAGAGCTGGCCGCCGACAACGCAAACGTAGCTCTACGCCGCGCCTACTCTGCCGCCCTCGAGGCTGGCGAGTCGGCAGAATAGTCCAGTCCGGACAAGCCCTGACCCTCTTCCGGTACTTCACCGGAAGGGGGAGCGGACTTGGCACCCGTCAATTTACTCTGTAGAGGGTCAGAAAATGACGCCTCGGGGACACTTTCCTCGATGAAATCGCCCTCTACGATGTCATCCTGCCGCCCTGCGGCCAAGCGATCGTTGACTAGTTGTAGACTAACAATCGTGTTGGATTTCCCTTCGTTGTCGTCAATGCCTAGCAGTCTCCTCATCATCTTGTCAGCAATGTCGTAGTCTTTCCAAGTGCGAGGGGGCGCAATAATCGTTTGATCGAGTAGCTTTGCCATCTTGAGAACGCCTTTGCTCCGGTAATCCTTAGTCGCTTGGTCAAAATCAACCACTTTCGATCTCGCTGTAGATATTTGACCATCTTCCGCGTCCTTCATCTGTTCTTCCAAGGAATTGTTGATTGCAACCATGCGATCCTGCACCCCTGCTACTCTGTTACCCTTCTCCGATAACTCTTTTTTCAATGCATCCGAACGGCGTTTCGGCGTAGACCACTTTTCCCTCAAGCTCCTCGCCTTGATCGTAGGTAGTTTGATGGCAAACAACTCTCCAACTTGGCGCATGGGCATCCCAGATTCTACCGCGTCTTTAATCTTATCCCAAGGCACGTTTAGTTGATTCATATACGAAACCACTTGCCTTATCACTTTCTGCCGGTATATGCAACCACAATTCAACCTTAAACAAATTATGACCCCGATCCTACTCAACGCGCTTGGCTTCGCTCTCTACTCAGCCTTTTGCGCCTTCATCATCTTCTGCCTCTTCGCCTAGTCCAGTCCGGACAAGCGGCTCGGTATCATTAACCGCGACACTTTTACATCATCTTTAGCCCCGACCCCATGACCCCAGCGGTCTCGAATGGTGTCCAGAGTTGGAAGGAAAGTGGGACTCAAACTCATACGAGTTACGGCCAACACCCTAGCCAGCCAGTCGGGAGCTAAAAGCTAATGGCCAGATCAACGCCAGCAAGTCGATCCATCAGATTCCAACGGCTAAGCCCTGCCGCCAGCAAGTGCGGGGCAACCCTATAAAAATGAACCTGCGCCTTTGGCGCAAAACACGACCATGCCAACCTACAACGACCACAATCCCGACGACTTCAGCTTTTGCTGGGTGCCGTCCACCTCACGCTCCGAACGCTTGGAGCGAGCCGAAAAACTAGCGCAATCCATTGCTGAGGGTAGCCCCCTTGATTCCGAAACGGACTCCCTACTCTGCAACCTTGCGACCCTGCAACCTTGCGACCCTGCAATCCTGCAATCCTGCAATCCTGCAATCCTGCAACCCTGCACCTCTTATCCACTAATCCTATGGACTCAACCACTGCGATTGCCCGCTGGCAAACTAAAGGTCACGACTGGCTGGAGCTGTATCGTGACGAGAACAATTACGCCCCCGATCAAGGCCGCTACTCATACAGCTACAGAGGTAACGGATGTGGCGGCGGCTTTGTTGCAGATAGCGACGAGGAAGCGGTGTCCCGCATGGAGAATCCGTGGGGACACCCGAAGGGTACGGGACAAGCGTTTGTCCTCAAGTGTGACCGCCCTTCCCTGAAGCGCCTATTCCCTAGCAACCCTGTTCCCGTGATTCACTAGTCCAGACCGGACAAGCATCAAAATTACACTCATGCCCATGACCTTAAATCCCTTCGTCAATCGCGAAGTACCTTTGCTATCGCAAACGGGGTATTTCACCCTCTCCATCGTCCGTGAGAAAGAGTACGGCCACACCCATGAGGTGTTCCATTGCGCCCCCTGCGCTTGGTCACGCGATCGTGGTGCCACTCATACCCTCACGACTAAGGACGGAACACGACCTGCCCGCCTCATGAAGACCCGCCTCTATGTCGGGACTGATGAGACCGAGGACGGCGACATCAAGTGGGATAAGTGGGAGATCTCCCCCGTCAGTCAATGGGATGATTGCAAGATTACCCTCGAAGTCTCATGGCGCAAAGGTCTTGTGCCTTGGGATGCCTAACCCTTGTCCAGACCGGACAAGCGACAAAGCAACCCTTCAACCCTAAAACAAAATGAGCTACCACGAAGAAACCTACAAAGGATGCACCATCCGACTCGAACAAGACGAAGACCCTTGGAATCCCCGCGAAGACTGCGATCCGGCTGGCAAGATGGTTTGCTGGCACAACCGCTATAACCTCGGAGAGAAGCATGACTATGCTTCGCCTACCGATTTCATCCTGCAACTCGCCGCACCTTACTTTGAAGCCAAGGCTAGGTTGCTCGGTATCGAGACGGACGATTACGACGACTACCTTGACCCGCTCAGCCTGTTGGATGAGGAATCCTTCAAGCAAGCCCGCGAGTATGTTGATAAGAATTATGTCATCCTGCCGCTCTATCTCTATGACCACGGCGGTCTGTCAATGAGTACGGGAAAGTTCTCGTGCCCTTGGGACAGCGGACAAGTCGGCTACATCTACATCAGCTTCGAGCAAGCCCGTAAGGAATGGCCCAGCGACACGCTGGAGGAGTCCATCGAGCGGGCTACCCGTTGCCTCAAGGCAGAGGTGAGCGAGTACGACGCCTTCATGCGAGGGGATGTCGTTGGCCGCATCGTCGAGGACGAGGAAGGCGAGGAGATCGACTCCTGCTGGGGCTACTTCCCCGACGAAAAAGGCAACTTCGATTATGTCATCGAGGAAGCCAGGTACATCATCGACAGCCACCTTAAACACCAAGACAAGCTCGCAATCGAGCTATGCGCCAACATCTAACCCCGCTTTGTCCTGTCCGGACAAGGTATCATTAACCGCAACCCAATAACGAAACGAACCTACCATGAAAACATACTACAAGAACAACGACGAGCTTGCCCGAGACTGGGTGAGCGGCACCATCACCGAGCGTGCCAACACCGACAAGAACCGGATGATTGCCTACGGGTCATCCTGCGATCGGCACCCCGTCACCGGTAGCATCTACTCCTACGGCCAGCACTTCTGCATTGCTCGGAAGTGGAAGGCACCTGACACCGGAAAGCTCTGGTACCTTGTAACCCTGCGATCCTTCAGCCCGACGACAAGGCGGCATATCGAGGCGGTACGAGGAGCCATTCCTTCCGATGGTCTGGTCTATCTGCCTCAAGTGGATGACCTCCCCGCACAGGGCATCTCCGAGATCTATCGACTGGTGAAGGACTACAGCGCAAACCTCTTGCTCGATAGCGTGACCGAGGCCGACCTCGGTGCCCTAGTGTTCTACCACGAGATCAAGTGGCTGGATGAGTATGTTGCCTCGTATCTGCGAAGCCGCGTCCCGTATCCCTTCGAGTTTGTCCTCGAATGGTGCCACAAAGCTGCTGTCTCGATACAGCGTTTCGGCCTGACTCTGCCCGCCCGATTCGAGGCGGCTAAAGATCAATGCCACGCTCACAGTCATGCCCGTGCCGCTCGTAACGCGGTGCTTGCCAGCACGTTACCTGCACGCCGCCGACTACTTGCCGCCTAGTCCAGTCCGGACAACAACCCTATGACCCACAAACTTGTTGCATGGTTGCATATACCATGCAACAAGTTGTGAACCTAAAACAAGTTTATGACCACACAAGAACTCGACACCCTAGTCCGACCCTACCTCCTGCGACAGCAGACCAAGCGAGAGATCGAATGGAGCTACTCCATCTTGGCTCTCCTGTTCTTCTGCATCCTTGCAACCGCGTTCGGTCTGACCTTGGCCTTTGTCCTTAACTCCTAACACCTATGAATAATCCCAAACTACTACCCTCCGAGAAGATCGCGATTGAGTTTATCCTGTCGGATTACCCAAAGAAAAACGACTTCGAGACCATACTCGAAAAGGTCTCCGAGGATCACAAAGACATCCTTATCTGGGAACCCTTCGAGAGGATGGAAACCTCCGAAGTCGCCGACTACATCGAGGATCTCGACTCGGCCATCAACGATGCCATCAACAAAGCGGTCGAGGAGGCTACTAAAGATCTGCTGGCCGCTTTGCAGTCTATGAAAGAACTCGCAGAGAGCGACGAATCCGATGCCCCAAACCTTCTTGATCGAATCTACCTAAAGGCACAAGCCGCAATCGCCAAGGCAACCGCAACCTCAACCAAGGATGAGCGCCCTGCGTAAAGCGAAGCAGTTGAGCGCGATCAACCAGCTCCGGCGATGGGATGACCAAGCATACCGCTGTCAGAACCATTGCCGGGCATGGATCGCTCGCATCGACCGCCATTGGAAAGTCGGCGGGTATATTCAACTACCACGCAACTGCATCAACTTACCTCACACTAACCTCCATCAACTAACCCTCAACCTTTGATCCCTTAACCCTTGTCCAGACCGGACAAGCAAACCCTAAAACAAAATGACCGCTATTACCCACGACCAGATCACCGACAAAATCAAAAGCTCCGCGCTCCTAGTTGCCCTGCACCTCGGACGCTACGACCCCGTCAAGACAGACAAGGCCGAGAGTATCAAGGTACGCTCTGCCCATAACATCCGCTCCGACGACAACGTGCTGAGTGTTCGCAAGAATACCCTGCCTACTGCCGACGTGCTGGAGAAGATTGAGAAGCTCGACAACAAGCTCCGCTCGACCTTCGACAAGTTCTGTGCGCCATACGCCCGAGGCGTAGGACTACTACCCGCTACCAAGTTCCTCGAACTCCGTGCCGCGCTGAACCCACTGCTCGACGACCGAGAAATCTTGGTAAAGAAGTTGGCCGACGACTACATTATCTACCTCGAAGGCGCGAAGCGTCTGCTTAACGGAACCTTCAAGGATAGCGACTACCCCGCTGTCACTGAGGTTGTCTCCCGCTTCCATCACAAGCTGGACGTGTTCCCGATCGCTGACCCGCGTGACGCCAAGCTCAACGTGCTTAGCGAGATCGCTGACTCCATCAACGAGGCGGTGGCCGAGACGTTCAAGGAGAAGGCCGAGAGTGTTGCCCCCTACATCCGCGAGGTGTTGCTCGCCCCACTCATCAAGTTCTCCGAGACGTTGCAGAACCCTGAAGCCACGTTCAAGGATAGCCTTGTCGAGAATCTTCGGAAAGCAAGTGACCGCGCCGAGACCCTCAACATCTTGGAGGATGACGAGATCGTTAACGCGGTCTACGCGATCCGCCAGCGGTTGACCTGCAACCCCGATCGCCTTCGCGACGACAAGGTTTACCGCTCGGACGCCGTGAGCAATGCCGCCCCGATCATCGAGTCGCTCGGTGGCACCATCCCTGCACCCAAGGTAGTAGCACCCCGCAAGCCACGGACTAAAACGCTTAAACTCAACGCCAAGGTTGGCGATCCCGCCTACACCGCCCCCATAAAGAAATGGACCGAGGAATCGGTGAGTGAGGAGACCCCGCTCACCGAGGCTCTTGATTCGGTAGCTACCGAGTCCGGACCGGACAACGATTCAGCCGCCCTCCTAGCCAAACTTGGCTGGTAGGTATCACAAACCACAACCCTGAAACAACCCTAACCCTAATAACAATATGACTTCCATCCTCGAACCCAACCTAACCTCAGCGACTGAGCCCAAGCCTCGTAAGTATCCCTACCTTGGAAAGTTCCCCGATGGGGGCGTCGTGCTGTTCATCCACCGCCGCCGTGGCATCTGCGTACACGGCGAGGAGATCGGTCAGTACAGCTACCGATGGGATGAAGCTCGGGCGAACCCGTTGGATTGCGGCATCACCCTGAAGAACAACCTCAACGAGATCGGGGGCTTCCTACCCCCGTTCAAGACCGACTCGGTCTACTGCTAGTCGATTCAACAACCCTAACCCTAATAACAATATGACCACCATCGAGGTAACAACGTCACAGCTCAAACAAGTCCTCAAAGACTGCCACGCCGCCAAGCTCAACCCCTTCATCCAAGGACAGCCAGGAGTCGGTAAGTCCGCTGTCGTCGCCGAGTATGCCCGAGAGATCGGTGCTGAGTTCATCGACGCCCGCCTTGCCTACTACGCCCCGCAGGATGTGCAGGGCTTCCCGTACTTGGACACCGACGAGTCGGGTCACAAGACCATGCGCTTCTCCAAGCCTTCCTTTTGGCCGAAGACCGCTAACCCTGTCATCGGGCTAGAGGAGTTCAACTGCGCTACGAGAGCGGTGCAGAACGTAGCCCTGCAACTACTCAACGACCGCAGGGTAGGGGAGCACGTGTTGCCTGAGAACTCGTTCGTCTGCCTGCTTGGCAACCGCGCCGAGGATCGAGTCAACATCGAGAAGCTCAGCTCGGCAGTCGTGAACCGCATCGTCAACATCAAGGTGCGCCTCGATCTGGATAGCTGGATCAGGTGGGCTCAGAAGAATGGCGTTGACCCCTTGGTCATCGCGTTCATCCGCTTCCGCCCCGACCTCCTCTCCACCTTCAATGGTGCCCAGTGGGACGGCGTGAGCAACTTTGCTTCGCCCCGTACTTGGGAGAAAGCCGCTACAGTCACGGCCACCTGCACCGACCGCCACGTGCGCCACGCACTGCTGGAGGGTGTGCTTGGTTCCGGTGCCTCGGCTGAGTTCCTCGGCTTCCTCGGAGTCTACGAGAAGCTGCCCGACCTCGACGCCGTCCTGCTCAACCCCGAGAAGGCCGACGTGCCGACCGATCCCAGTGTGATCTACGCCACGTGCGCCGGACTCGCCAAGAAGGTGAAGCCCAAGACGATGGCCAACTTCCTGACCTACGTCGATCGCTTCCCCAAGGAGTTCTCAGTCTTTGCACTGAAGACTGCCGTCAACCTCAACACCTCTCTGTGCGCTACCCCCGCGTTCACCACGTGGGTCACGGAGAATCAGGAGGTATTCGCCTAATGCGGTACGACTACTTCAAGTGTGTGGACTCCAACAATCACTACAGACTTGTTTACCGAGTCTACGCCATCGGAGACGAAGGTGCGAAAAAGTTAGTAGCCAATTACGAGTCCGAGTACGACGCGGCCAAACGCTGCAATCAGCTAAACGCAGCCGTTCAACGTATGCACCCATGACCGAGCAACAGATCCGCGCCTGCTTCCGTCTCGGGGTGCAAGTCTTCTTGCGCTCCGAGCGGACAGGCCGCGTCTGGGAAATCAAACCGTGCCTCGCTCCCTCCGACCGTCACTGGGGGAACCCCACAGACAAGTGCGGAGGAACTCTGACACACCGCCAAGTCGAATGGCACCTACAAAACAAACCCCACAACTTCTCGACTACTTATGACCGAGCAACAGATCCGTGCGACCCTGCGACTGGGCATCCCTGTCTACCTATACCCTAACGGCTCTCACGCTGGCGGTTGGAAGATTGATTCCGAGGATCTTGTTGGATCACCCACTCACCCCTCTGTGCGAGCCCTGACTAGTCAGTCTTACATCCTACCCAGAGCTGTTCGGAAACATATCAAACGCTACCCACACAACTTCACCCTAACCCCCCGCACCCGTTGACTAAAGACTCTATTAAGGCGGCTAGAAGATTAGGGATGAATGTCTATTACATTTCCCGTTACTCCAGCCATGCCTGGCTTGTAAGTGGGAGTCACTTGGAACCGGGCGAACTTTATGGTTACCCCCTAGATAGTTACTCGCCCGCACTGAGCGTTAAGCAAATTCATAGGAGACTAATTACCAGCCCCAACTCATTCACCACCGAGCTACCTCAACCACCTAACTACTATGTCCAAAGCATCTGAACTCATTGCATCCGCAACCACAACGATCGTTCTCGATCACCCCTTCTTCGCAACGCTTCTGCTACAGATGCCTCGCGTCGAGGACCCTTCCATCCCGACAGCCTGCACCAATGGCGTCGTGATCAAGTACAACCCTGACTTCATCGAGTCGCTAACTGCATCGCAAGTGGCGGGTCTTCTTGTCCACGAGGTTCTTCACCCTGCACTCGGCCACCTGCACCGCCTCCCCAAGAACAAGGAGGGTAATATCGCAGGTGACTACTGCATCAACAACTTCCTCGATAACTACAACAAGTCCGCCGGAGTCCGTAGGCTGGAGTTGCCCGAAGGCGGGTTGCTCGACCACAAGTATGACGGCATGAGTGCCGAGCAGGTGCTCGCTGACCTTCGCAAGAACCAGCCCCCCGAGCCCGAGCCTGAGCCCCAGTCCGGACCGGACAAGGGCGAGGGCGGCAAGTCCAAGCAGCGCACCAAGGACGAGGGCGGCTGGGGTGAGTTCGAGGAGCCTGCCGCATCTCAGGATGGCGAGACCAGTGCCGAGGACATGAAGAGCGAGTGGGAGCGCCGCCTCATCCAAGCCGCGACCGCCGCCAAGATGCAGGGTAAGTTGCCAGGTTGCGTCGAGGCACTCATCGACAAGCTGGTCAATCCCGAGGTTCCTTGGCAACAGATCCTCGAACGCTTTGTCGATCAGACCTCGGCCAACGACTACTCGTGGGCCAAGCCTGACCGCCGATTCCTTCCTCACGACATCATCATCCCCGACCTCCACGACGAGACCCTCGGTGAGATTGTCGTAGCCGTGGATACCTCCGGCAGTATCTATGGGTGCTCCGACACGCTGGCCAGCTTCGAGGCCGAGATCAACTCTCTCGTGCAGCGTTGCCAGCCCAGCAAGTTGACGGTGCTCTACTGCGACGCGGCGATCGCTGCCACCGAAGAGTACGGCCCCAGTGACACCATCAAGCTAACCCCCAAGGGTGGCGGTGGCACAGACTTCCGTCCCGTCGGCGACTGGATTCGCCAGCACAACATCACGCCCCGAGTTCTGATCTATCTGACAGATCTTTACGGCACCTTCCCCCCGCACGAGTGGCCGTTCCCGACCATCTGGTGCGCCTACAACAACCCTACCGGAGTCGCCCCCTTTGGCGACACGGTCAACATCAAGTAACCTTATGAACACTACTACTACTACTACTACTACTACTACTACTACTACTGAACACGCCTACAAACGCCTGACCAACCAACTCACCTACAAGACCAGTAATCGCGACGGAGTATCCCGAGACATTGTCGAAGGGACTTATGGGCAGGGAGAAGTGATCTCTTCCCTGCAAGAACTCACTGATCTCTTCGGCCCGCCTCATGCTGGAGATGGGTATAAGGTGGACGCCGAGTGGGACATCCTCTTCGAGGACGGAGTAATTGCCACTGTCTACAACTGGAAGAACGGACCCAACTACCTCGGAGAAGGGGAGGCCGACCTCAAGTATGTGGACTGCTGGAACGTCGGCGGCAACGACGAGTGCGTAGAGACCCGCATCGAGAAGATCTTAGCTGACCATCGCTCCCACAAATAATCCTATGAACAAAATACACTTCATCCCCAATACCAATCCTCACTCCGAGTTCTCTCACTTCGAGGTGAGCCCGAAGAGACAGGACCCCGAGAGCAATGCGGAGAATATCCGCGAGGTTTGGACCGACCAAGACAACCCGGAGTTCTGGGGAGTCTATGGTCGCCTCTTCGAGAAAGACGGAGAGGCTATCCATATCCTAGACCGTCAGACCGAAGCAGGAGCACTGGACTTTGTCCGGATGCTTAACGGGTACTCCCATGAAGATTAACATTCTACAAGACGACCACCGGCTGGGACGGGACGGGTACGACAACTACGTTGTGCTAGTCCTCAAAGCCGGACGCCGAATCTTCCGCATCTGCGACGGTACCGACATCTTTGGAGAAGATAATATCCAAGGCGGGTACGAGCCTCGGTACTACTTCTGCGACCACCACGGCTACCGCACGAGCTGGGGGACCATGCCCCCGCTGGAGCAGCAAGTCTGGAACTTTGCTCTAGCTTACCTGCGCCTCAACCCAACCCCTTAAACCTATGACCGATACTAACGATTGCAAACACACTCAACTCGCCCGCGACTGGATCGACGATTTATTCCACACTCCAGGGAAGCATCGCCTCAATGACTACGTGCTTACCTACGACCGAGACCATATCTGGAATGGATACAAGGCTTCCCTACTGGCCATCAAAAATCGCTCTCTGGGCTGTATCCTCGTAGTGACTGGCTCGGGCCTCGCTCCCTCAGTGGCCAGAGTTCTGGACGAAGTTTCCTTGGCACAACAGCCTAGGATCTCCTATGTCCGAGCTGAGCTAGGATGGGATCAAGTGAAGACGCCTGCTGCGGTAAAGTGGAAGGTTGCCGCCGTGGATCGCATCACCCCTGACCTTGCATTCTGCAACCTTGTGACCCTGCAATCCTGCATCCTTGAAACCAGTGACCGGCACGTCAAGAAGTTGATCAGCCGATTCTCAAGGGGTTCGGTCAACGATTTAGACTGGGAAGCACACCGCCACTATCTCCACCAGTTCGGCCTCTCTCTTACCGAGGACCAAGAATCAAAGCAACAGGTGGCCATTGCCAAAGCCCGACTACGCCAATGAAATCGTTACACGAAGCGGTCCACGAGACCGCGACTAAGGCGTTGGATCATCCGGCGTTCGTCCCCCTGTTCCGGACGAATACCGTATTCGACGAAAACTACTCCAGATTACACGCCATACTCCAGCCGTTGGGATACTCGCGACTCAGCTTCTGGGATGAGCTTGACTCTCAGTTACCCGCAAGCGGTTGCACCCTTGAAGTCCACCCTCTCGTCCATCTGCACTACAAAAAGTATGGCGATAAGTACATCGACTCAATCGAAGCGACCCTGCGCCTTATGGGCCAAACCGTAAATCACAGTCATGCACACCCACTCTATAGCAACCCTTGACAGGCGTAACATACCAAGCGTATGGTACGAACCTAAACACCAACGAGTCGCCTTGTGCCGCTCATTGGGGTTTTAAGGAAAAGGGCTCTCCGGCATCCTATGATGCCGGGGAGTTTCCTCCTCACCGCTTGAGCCCTGTGAGAGCTTTAAGCAACGAGCGCATGATCAACCCGATCAAGTAGGCTAGGGCTTCTTCCTCACCCTCCACTTCCTTCACGCCTTTCTCTCGGAGAATGTCCGACGCAATATGCACGGCCTCGTGGGCTAGTATGGAAAGATGGTGTATGTCGGTGTCCCAGCTCGACAGCATGAGCACCGAGCCATGCTCTGTACGATACGTGGCGGCGTCGTCGCCCGCTTCCATCGGCGTTAGTTCAAGCCCTCGTTTCTTGCACCACTGCTTCGCTCTCTCGGGGGATACCGGCCAGACCAGCACGATCTGATCATTGTAGATCTCGATTGGAAGGGCCTTGGTACGGACTGGAGTGGGCTTAGTCTTGGGGCTCATAGGTCTGGGGCTAAGAATTGACCGATGTCCAGCAGCCCTGCATGACGTTCTCGATGGCACCGGCAGCACAAGAGGAGGCATTTCTCAGCCTCCTTCAGGGCAGATGGCATATGGTTCCTGCCGCTGGAGATCGCGAAACTCTTCTGCTTGGGATCAAGGTGATCGAACTCCAGGGCGCTGATGCACTTGTCGTATCCACACGCGGCACAGGAGCCGCCGTACTCTTCTTTCAGCCTCGCCGAGATCACCCTACGACGCTTGCGGTTGCGAGCCACAGTTTTCTCCTTCTGCCCTGCGGACAAAAAGTAGCCCACCGTCCCTAAAGAACACGGAATTGTCTTGGCAATGCCCTTGTAGGACATACCTTGCCTCCTAAGTTCATGAATGGTGTCTCCTAAGATACTCAAATCCTTGAACCAATACTGTTTAGACCTCTTGTCAGCAAGTAAAATAATATACCCAATATAACTAACTGACATACAGCAAGCGTGCCGCACAACAACCAGAGCATACTTGTTGACTAGACCAGCAACACTCTATACACTTTCCGAAATCCTTGAAAACAGCTTCGCAGTGACCATCACTCTTGTTCCCCACGCGTGGGGGTCGTTGCGATCAGACTATAAGACGTCTGCCGGGGGTTTCAGAACAACCAAAAAAATGCAGTAAAACACACTACCTATGACCTCGACGACCACTTCGACAATCGACATTGCCGACCTGATCAGCCTGTTGGATAAACCGACACTCGCCGCCCTCTCTGCCCGGTTGCAGAAGGTGGCTGCCGCCCACGAAACCCCCGCCGACCCAGGACAACTGCTCTTCGAGTTCATCGACGACAGCTTGACCGCTCTGGAGGAGGAGATCGATAGCGACCCCGAGAAGGAGGCTCAGATTGCTGAGCAGATCCTCTCGGAGATCCAGCACGAGGCCAACAAGTAGTCAACGGAGCCGCTCCTTGGGAAACTGGGGAGCGGCTTTCCCTTTCAAAGGTATATGAAGCAACATACTAACCGCAAACCGCTCTCGGCTTACCTAGTTCGGGCTAAGTCGAGCAAGACCATCCGGCCCACCAACAAAGGCCCACTCTACACCACCGCACTTAGGGAGAAGCTGGCCCAAGTCCGGCCTAAGTAACCAATCGGGTAAGTTGTCAGAGCCCCGGCGGGAATGTCCTTTCGTTCATCGAGGGCTAACTCCTTTCACTGGTACGCCGCAGCCAGTCGCCAATCGACAAAGCGGTTCCTTTTTTTAACCCCTAACCACCTACACACCATGACCACAGATACGATCTTCGTACCCAGAGCTAAGCCGTGCCCGTTCTGCGGGTACACAAAGATGGCGTATAACCGGACGCCCGGTGGAAATACCACCTGGGTTGTCTGCTACAAATGCGAGGCGAATGGCCCCTTCGGAGATAGCCTCCGATCGGCTCTTATCCGCTGGAATCGAAGACGCCCTTCCGTCCGAGAAAAGATATAGAAAGTCAAATAAAGCACCTACACACCATGACCACAGAAAACATCAAACCCACACGCAACCGCACCAGCACCCTCATCAACCGAGCCTACGCCAAGGAGTTCGCCCTACAGGCCGCTAATCGTACCCACCCAGGACGCTTTGCCCGAGTGGGTAGTTGCTTCCTCGACGAGTTTACTGAGGAGGTAGAACGCTTGCTGGCAGCCAAGGTCAAGCGCCACCCGACTCGCGGGAAAACCCTCTTGTCCTCCTTCCCCCGTACCGGCTTCGAGGGATAGGGCTTGACGGGTATCATAAACCACGACACATTTGAACCATTCGCACCATTATGTCCGCACTTAAAGAACCAGAGATTGTTATTCACACCATCTTCCAAGACTACGGGTCGGACATGGAGGAGATCGCGTCCTGTGTCACCGCCTTCTTGGATGGTGACTGCGGAGCCCTCACCGATGAAGACGAAATCCTCGGCTTCATGCGCCGAGGAATCGAGGGAAAGCTCCGGCACGGGGTCTACAGAACCACTAGCGGGGGAATTGTTCATGTTGTCGGGGACGATGAGAAGGTGATGGCCATGCCGGACATCATCTACGCCCAGGGAACCCGCGATGTCGATTGCTCGATTAACACCTGCACCTGTCAGTCCGAACACCAACCCACCCAGTAACCCATGGAGAAGAAAAGAGTCAGAGTCTACAGCGCCTATGACCGCGCTTATCAAGCCCGTCCCGAGCAAGTCGAACGACGGGAGGAACGCAACCTTGCCCGAGCCCATATGAAGAAGCGGCTGGGTGCAGCAGCTCTCAAGGGCAAGGACGTCGATCACAAGGTAGCCCTCAACAAGGGCGGCAGTAACAAGCCCTCCAACTGGCGGCTTCGGTCCGCCTCCTCCAATCGCGCCGACAAGTCAATGGTCCGGCGCGGACGATAGTCATGAATCTCATCGGTTTCCTCGCCCTTAGTGTCGGACTGCTCCTCGTTATCGTGGGCATCCGTAACACCCAGTGGCCTTGGAACTGAACCTATACCACAGCCCGATAAATACTATGGCTACGCTGAAAAAAAGATCGGGAGTATATGAAATAGAGATTGCTGGACATAAGTATTACGGCAGCAGCGTGAATGTCGATGCCCGCAAGAAAAACCATATTTCAAAGTTGCGTTCCGGGAATCATCGGAATCAACGACTTCAAAGATGTTTCGATAAGTATGGTGAGGACGCCATCTTTTTTAAGATACTTATTCTGTGTGACGAGGATAGCATTCTGGAGGAAGAACAGAAATACCTAGACGAAAATGTCGGAAACGATAACTGCTTAAACTTTTGCAAAAGCGCAACCGCGCCAATGGCGAGAATTAAATTTTCGGAAGGACACAAGAAGAAAATGTCTGAGTCACAAACCAGAAATCAATATATTTTCTACTATAATTCTGGCAAAATAGAGTCGTTTAATAGCCTGAGATTGGCAGGAGATAACTTCAGAGTCAAAGGTTCAGTTGTTTCCAAATGGTTCAAAAGAAAAAACCTAGGGAGAGTACACGGTACTCTACGATCTAACGGAGTAATAAAAGCTGAGAAGATCGGAGACAGTAATGTTAGTCTGTTACCTTTTGCATATAAAAAAGCACCTTGGGAGATTTTTGGAGCAACAAGTAAAACTCAATACTACAGAGAAAAAAAAAAATAAATGAAACCTAAACCAGCAGCCGGAAAAGCGTCAGTTAAATTAGTAACAAATCCAAAGACCGGAGGAACCCGAAAGGTTTCATATGGTCAAAAAGGAGCCAATGTTGCTCCAGGATCTAAGCGCGGGGATAGTTACTGCGCCCGTAGCAACGCCATCAAAGGTGACTGGCGTAAAGATCCCAACAGTCCCAATAACCTGAGCCGCCGCAAGTGGCGGTGCCGGGGTAGCAAGTCCATGAAGTAAACCTCCAACCACACAACACCATGTTCGTTAAAGTCAAAGACACCTACATCAACCGCGACCACGTTAGTCTGGTTTCCCTCCGTAACGAGGGCAAGACCCTGGTCGTGGATCTCGCCTACAGCAAGGCCGAAGAGCCCGTCTTCGTCACCTACCACTACGACACCGAAGAGGCAGCCCTCGCCGACCTCCACGCCCTGACCAATGACTGATATTAACCACGAAGAGCACGACACACTGGACCTCGAAGTCCAGCACTCGGTCGCCGAAGCCATCACCAAGGCCGAAGAATCCGGTAACTTGATGGGACAGGAGGCTCCTGTCTTCAAGTGCCATACTTTCCTGCCGACCGGCGGGGGAGAGGTCTATGCCAAGGCACTCACCAACCAGTTGAACCACTTGGCCTCGGCTCTCGGGGTGCTCGGATTCCAAGTCTCCTATAAGGAAGACTCCATGTCTCCGATCGCCACCAAGCCGGACCGTGGCTTCTTCCAAGTGCGGGTGTTTGCCAACGCGCCCGCAGCGTAGTACATTTCCCTCCAAATACCGAACGCCTGGGAAGCACGGCGTGACCGCTCGGAGAGACGAGCACAACCCCTAAAAACATTATGACCAAGAAAAGTAGAATAGCCCCCGGCAAACGCCGAGTGGCCTACCTCGAACTAGATTCCACGTGGGAAGGTATCGTCCACATTGCAGGTAAGGTCGGCCTAACCCCTTCTGACGTAATCAGGTCCCTGACCAGCGAGTTAGTACAGCGGCACAAAGATACCTCTGATTTAGCATTTGCTTTTATCCCTAAACCATTATGAAAACTACCATCGAGTTTACTCTTGCGGAGTTAAACGAGCTTACCTACGTCCTTAGTCAAGGCTACGGAGCGGGTGAAATATATACAGACAAGGCTCAGCCTAACACTGGTATTCAGCACAACTCTTATATCCGCGCTTACGAAAAAATAATTCAGGCTAAAGCAACTTTGAAATCAAAAGAGAAAATCAAATGAAAATCAAACGCTCCATCCCAGATCACTGGGACCCTGGTGCCAACATCACTGCAACCAGCAACCCAGGAGTCGAGTACGGCATCTGGCTCCACGCAGCCGCCGCAGACCCTAACACTTGGCAAGGTGACGAATTCACCAAGCAAGACTTCATCGACTACATCAACCACCTAAAATCCTATGAACCTACTGAAACACATCATCCCTGCGGTGCTCCTATCCTGTAGCCCTGCAACCCTGCAACTCAGTGCCCAACCGATAGGGCTACCCGTCAGTCCTTCCCAGATCATCTCTGGGACTATCTCCGGAACCGTCTATGACGTTACATTAAGGGACGGCACCAGGCAGACAGGCAACTACCACTCACGCATCGACGAGAAGGGCAACGGAAGCATCATCTCCTGGCCTGATGGTGGCTCCGTGACCGTCACCCGAGTCCGTAACGGGAACGCTGTGATCTTCGGGCCCTCTAGTTACTAGGCCCCGATGAAAGAAAGCTACGCTATCATGCACACTCCGGTTCGTGGGTATTATTGGCGCAACCAAGGTAATTACTCTGTGTTTGATCCTTCGCCATATGATTTCCTAATCAGAGGGAATATGGATCAAGCTACTGCCGAGCAGTTAGTCGCGGTCGCCACAGAGTCGGGGATCGAAGTGGCCAAAGCCACTTGGAAGCTACTCAAGTGAATGACAGACCTCCGGTCCCCATCCATGCTGGATACAGAGATCGTTCTGCAACCATGCGACCCTGTCGCCAGGTACCTCGATGCCATTGGCTCTAAAGTACCCGTTCACTCTGGCCAAGAGTAGGCCGAAATTCTCCGCTTGGAGTCTGGTTCCATGCTGGGCACACGTCCAGCGCCAGCCTCCCGGCGGATCAACCATCACATCGTTCAATCGTTTCATTTTATGAGCACGTATAGACCTAAAAATAGTCAGACGCCGAACATGCCCCTCAACCACGCAGTACATGAGACCCCCGACGTATGGAGGAAGAGGCTTTTGATTGCTGCTATAGGCATCATCCTCGGGCCGCTCCTGCTTGTCGGCGGGTTGGTGGGAGTATGGTTTCTTGTGGCTTGGGCCATTGTGGGGATCTTCAAGGTGTTGCCTTTAATCAAGTCGTAGTTTCCCGTCTTGGATCTCCTGCTCGATCTGGGCGATGGCGTATTTTCTCGCCGCGCCCCCGACCTTGGAATCCAGATATGACTGTACCTCGTTGAGGTTCTCCTGCTTAGCCATCCGGCTAAGGTCTTCTACTATCTCAGGAGTCAGCATCTCTTTCATTGCCTGGCCTCGCAGCTCGACAAAGCGCCTGTTAATTTCGGGGTACTTTCCGACCTTGGTTTTTTGCATCGCCCCGGTCTTGTCGAGATAGCGGAACTCCGTGTTTTTGCTCGGGTTAGGGAGCATCAATCCGGACTTCACCAGAGGCGTGATGATGGGGTGAGGGGGCACCCCGCTGACATCGGCAAACCTCCACATGGTGGCGGAGTACCAAGGCTGTTGAAGGGGTTCGCCAAGAGTGTTGAGAGCCGGGGTATTGTACCCCATTGAGAACGGGACCATGGAGTAGGCCCAGCCCTCTAAGGTGCTTTGATCGAGTCGGTTCACCATGCCGTCCTTATCTGCGTAGAACGAGTTGCGGGCCCACTTAGCCATACCAGGATTAGTGAACCCTCCGACTGCCCCAGAGATGAGACGCTTCAGCGCATTGGCCTGTTGGGTAGAATTGCTGGACTGGCGGATGCCCTCGAACAAGTTGGATACGCCTTGGAGCATATTCTTGTCCAGTACCGTGGAGGCGGTGGCCATCGCGCCCGCAAAGAGCTTTTCTGAAGTCGTGCTTTCGTCCTTGGCGTAGCGCATGGAATCAAAGAACGAGCCCATTCCACCCAGAGCCATTCCGAGTATCGGCCAATCCGTGTACCTGAGCCAGTGACCACCTATCCTGATGGAGTTGGGCTGCCAGTTGCGGGTGGCAAGTAGCTGCTGCTTGTCGTAGCTGTTGGAAGGCCCCGCCCCATGGATCGAGAATACTGGGGGGTTGCCCTCTTTCTCCTCTTCGAGACCCTTGTAGGCCAGGTAAGCAAGCCCAGCCCAAGCCAGTGTTCCAATAGTCGCCCGAGCGTACTGAGCGTACTGCTCCGTGCTTCCCTCCGTGTAGCGGTAAGGGTCAAACCTGGAGCCTTCTTTGAAACGGGTCTGGCTGAATGATTTGTTAGCGCCCCGCAGGTAGCCGTAGGGAGACCAATCAACCGTCTGGTTGACCAAATTCATCATGGTTTTCATAAACGAGATCACGAACTTCGAGACCTTGGTCTCTTGGTTGATCTGGTTCATGAACCCGGCAAACTGACCTAGGATTCCACGGGCGTCGTCGTTGTAGGTGAACCTTTCAGCGGCTTGGATAGCGGCTTCTGAGATGCCTCCTCCGGCCAGTTCGTCGCGACGTTGGGAGAGAAGCTCGTTGACACGACGCTCCACCCAGCGGTTTTGGTCTGCCGGGGTTTCGTCAGCGTAGTTCCCGTCCTTAACTTCTTGCTCAGCCTGAGCACGGAGCTTTTCGACCGTTCCGCTTTCCGGATCGAAGAGATCCTTCATTCCGGACTCCAGCGCCTCACCTTTAAGTCCCTTCTCGGACTGGAGGAAGTAGCGGGCCGCTCTGCGCTCTGCGGCCAGTTCAGCCATAGCCATGTTTGCGGAGTCAAACGCCGCCATAGATCGACCCACATACTTGAGCTTGTTCCCGTAGGCGGAGAAAAATTTCATGACGCCCTGAAGGTCTTCGGCATCAGGTAGTGTCTCCATGGAGGAAAGGGTTTCGCCCTTAGAGTTCTTGTATTTGCTGGTCCCTTCCTTAAAGGCCCTTGAAAACTCTTGGCCAGCCAGACCCTTAGCCCCGCCTTTCCCTGAAATAGCTTGGAGGAATCCAGAGAATACTTCAGCAATGTGCTTGGAGTCTCCGGTTTTCAGAGCGGCCCCGAAGCCCTCCACCAAAGATTCCCCTGCAACACTGGCCCCGGAAGCAATCGCGTTGACAACCTGGGTAGGAGGCCCACTCAGAACGCCCAGTTGCCAGAACGTCGTAAGTAGATCTGCAATCTCTCCGGCGTCCTTGTTGTTGAGTTTTTCGGTACGGACTTTCTTGGCGATCTCACCCATGAGTCGCTGGGTTTTCTGCTGGCGGTAGTCCTTCATCGACTGGGGCAGTGCGGCAATCTTCTCGCCCTCTTTCTCAATGAACTTGGCAAACGTCGGGTCCCAGCTCGGGAGGCCGTAGGTCTTGGAGATCGCGTTGTAGTATTTCTCTTCCGACATCGCTCCCAGACCAATGAGCCCCATTAGTTTATCGGAATCAGACTCCACGATCTTTTTGAGTTTTGCTCTCTGCTCCTGGGACTCGGCGTTCTTGACCAATCTATCCAGATTGGCCTTGGCAGATTTGCGGGCTTCGAGTGTAAACACTTTCCGAATTGCTTCCGCTGCGGGAGCAGCTTTCTCAGGGGTAACTCCTGCGGCTTCCGCAATTTCTCCGGCCAAAGACTCGGGGGTTGAATCGGGGTTGAGTAGGGCTTCTTTAACGATGCGCCCCAATTCTGAGGTGCTCTTACCCTCAACCAATTTTTCGAGCAGGGGGGTTGACTTAGCCACCGTTGTGTCGGCCCCGGCCTCCATACTCCCCTTGAGGGTTCCTAGGAGGTCGGCTACTTCTCCACGCCCGGCAAGTTTCTCGTAATGAACTTTGGAAATTGGATCAACGTATTCCGAGAGCGCGGTGTTACCGCTGACCAGCTCAGTAAGCATCTTCACCGTATTCAGCCCCTGTCCATAGGCACTAGCGTCCAGCTTTGCGGTTTTGTAAAGGGTCTTGGCGAGCTTGTTGTACCGAGCTGCTTCGTACACCTTACCGGCTTTGCGGAGATCTGACGCCGCGTTGTCGAGCGACTTGGTGAGCATGAACTTTCCTACCAACTTCTGTCGCTCTGAGATCCCTGAGACTGGCTCTTCGGACATGAGGTCCATAGCGATCTTTTCCCAGGTTGCCCCGTCAGCCGAGGCCGCGTCGTTAAGCCATTTACTGACCTGGCCAGCATCTTCTTTCCATTTGAACGGGACGTAGGATGTGTCGCCGAGAGCTTTCTGAAGTTCCGGGGATAGAGTCTTTTCCGGCTCGTCCAGCGCGGTAGTTTTTTCTTTTGAACCTCCGAAGAGGGGATTTCCTGCCTTATTCGTCCGGATCGCGTTGAGCCTTTGGTTTTCCTGGTTAAGTATGCGCTCGACGTTTTCAACGGTATTCCCCTCGGAGAGGGAAACGTCTACGTCGAAATAGCGTAGGCTCCCATCAGGAAGCCGCATCACATTCTTGGGTACGTTATCGTGGAGTTTGACGCCCAGCTCCTTGTGTTCCCAGAGGTTAGAGTCTTTTCCTCCAATGCGGGTGAACCCTCTTGCAATCAGATCTTTTGCGATCTCTTTCGTTGTGGCCGGGCGACCATCGAAGAACGGCTGTGAGGTGACTACTTGCGGAAGCTCTCCCTCTCCGGTGTTGATCAACCCCTCAAACCGAGTGGTAGTATCAAACAAAAGGTTATTGAGGTGTAGACCTGTGAAATAATCGGGAGTCCCTTTATTCCCAATCGCTCCGCTACCAAAATCGTCGGCGTGGGCAATTTTAATAATTCGGCCTGAGGTTCCATCATAATAAGGCGTATGTTCTGCTCCGGAGATTGATTCTCCCTTTGAATCGCGCAGCATCGTGCGCTCATTGCAGATGCGCTTGAAGAATGCGGGGACAATGTTGAGTCCCTCTTTGTCGACAATCTCCCTTAGTAATCCGAAGGAATCTGAGAGGGAGCGTTGCGTGCGGCCATTGCCATTACTTCCTGAAACGACATCTTGGGTCTGTTTCGCAAGTGCTCCGAGGCTTTCCGGTTTGCGATAATTGTTTTCTCGATTGGACCCGGAAGGGTAGATGAATCCGACTGATGGATCTTCTGAGATTTTTGATTTTTCGCCATGTGCGTATAATATACCATTACCCCCCTCCGAGTCAAGCGGATTCGTATCCTCAGGTCGAATCATGTGGTCGAACATCCTGTTAAGATACTGGTCGAGAGCCGAGTTATCCCGGACCTGGAACCCGAGCATCTTTTTGAATGTATCCCTGAGTTTCTTCCAGGCGTTGACCAGCTTTCCGGTGATCGAGTCACGAACTTCAAGGTTGTTGAGTGCGTCGCGTACTGAGCGGTTCTTTAGCGCAGCGGCAAGCAACTCGTGTGGGTCGGAGAATGCGTAGTGGAAAGCATCACCCTCTTCCTTGTTGAGTATTGAGGGATCTGCGGCCCGAGTCCACTGGTCCTTGGAGGTTAGCCCTTTGCGGACTGCCTCAGTGCGAATCCTTTTGAAAAGGTCCTGAACCCCAGCGGGCAGCTTCCGGTCTGCCGTGAGTGAGTGGAGAACTTCTTCGAGAGAAGTCTCCGCATCGCTCGACGACTCAAGTCCAATGCGCTTGGTAGCCGTGTTGTATTCTCCAAGGATACCAGCCTCTAGGCTCTCATAGACGTCCACGGGGATACTGCGGAGTCGGCCCGACGTTCCGAATTTGTCGAGAAGGTGCTGGGCAACAAGGATGGACATCGAGTCGTTGCTAGGGTCTTTGACGATCCGCTGGAGTACATCCTCCGCGTGTGTGACCTGAACGGGTTCGCCACGTTCAGAATCCCCCTTGCGAAGACCGGATGGATCTGGTCTATTCAATTTAGCGGACCTGCTGCCGATCCTTAATTGATCAAGCGGAGTGTTGACCCGCCAGAGGGCAGGCACCGCATCCCCTCTCTCAACGGA